CTTTAAAGATGACTTCCGACAACAATCTATTGATGCAGGCTTAATCCCAAGTAATGCGCCAAAAGGTGAAGAGTTCAGACAGTATTCAGATATTATGCTTAGTTACTGTCAACAAGATACTTTAGTAACGAAGCTTGTTTATTTAGAATTGGAGCAAGAGTTTACCTCTTACCCTAAATGGACTAAACCTGAAAAACTTGAAAACAAGTTAGCTGACTTAGCTATTAGACGAGAATCTTATGGTTTTTGGTTTGACAAAGAAGCTGCTATTGCATGTCTTGAAGATTTACAAGAGAAGATGCAAGCACTAGCTGATAAGGTTAATCCAATCTTACCACCTAAACCAATGAACAAAGGTACGTTGAAAGCTTACACTCCACCTAAAAATCAACTGAAGCAAGACAGCACACCAACAGCACACATGAAAAACTTTGCTGCAAAACATGGTGCTGAGATCGAAGATGATTTGTTTGTTTACAATGGTTATGCTAGGAAGATGCCTTTTGAAGAGCCAATTGAAACCCATGAGACAGCATCCATTGATGATTTAGATCATGTTAAGATGCACTTGATCAACTTAGGGTGGAAACCTACAGAGTTTAAGGTAAGGGATTTAACTAAAGATTCTAAGAAGCAATCAATATCTTATGAGAAACGAGTTGCTGCTATGGACACTTGGTTAAACCAAACATTTGATGAGGGTAAGTATAAAGAAGCTCGCCTACTTGAGTTAGATATGGGCTACAACAAAGCATCTATACGTGCCAAGTTGTTAAAGAAACTAGCGGATAACAAACCTGTTCGTATTCCTACATCTCCTGCTGTACGTGTAGGGGTAGAGAAAGAACTCTGTCCGAACTTAGTTGCTCTTGGAGATAAGGTTGCATTTGCTAATGACTTTTCATTGTACTTAACTTACCGACATCGTAAAAGTAGTATTGCTGGTGGTGATATTGATGATATGGACTTCGATGAAGAAGCACCTAACACAGGATTCTTATCTATGTACCGTGAGATTGATGGTCGTGTAGCTACTCCTGCTATTGAAATTGGAGCGTCTACAAACCGTTACCGTCATATTGGCGTGTGTAATATTGCACGGGCATCATCAATATATGGTAAAGAGATGCGAAGTTTGTTCGGTTGTGGCGAAGGTATGGTGCAACTTGGGTTTGACTTTTCATCTTTAGAGGCTCGTATTCAAGGGCATTATATCTTACCTTTTAATGGAGATGATTTAGCTGAACAACTCCTTGCAAGTAAACCTAATGACATTCACAGCTTAAATGCTAAGAAGTTAGGTATTCCTCGTGACCAAGCTAAGTCTGTATCGTATGCATTAATGTATGGCGCTGCTTATCAGAAGTTGAAGAAGATGCTAGGTTTGACAGATGAACAGGCTAAGATGTTGTTTGATGCTTATTGGGATGCTGTAGAGCCGTTGAAGAACTTACGTGATGCTGTAGGAAGTTCATGGGAAGCTCGTGGTAAGTCATTTGTAATTGGTGTTGATGGACGTAAGATTGTTACTCGCTCTAAGCACTCACTACTAAACGCTTTATTCCAATCAGGAGGTGTTATTTGTGCTAAGTATGCTACTGTATTTATCTATCAGTTGTTAGAGGAGCAAGGGTATAAGTGCAACCCATTTAAGGAAAAAACGATTGATATGTGTGGTATGATTGAGTACCACGATGAATGCCAATTGGCAGTAAATCCTAAATAAACAAGCTTCGTTACTAAAGTATCTTGTTGACAGTAACTAAGCATAATATCTGAATACTGTCTGAACTCTTCACCTTTTGGCGCATTACTTGGGATTAAGCCTGCATCAATAGATTGTTGTCGGAAGTCATCTTTAAAGTTACCTAAACGTTTCCCCCACGCATCAAGTGAGTGTCCACCATAACGGTCAGGGTTAAACAGACGAGAACGGATTAACGTATCAGTAATCTTTACTTCTTTACCAAACAATTTATCAGGTTTTCCTAAATACCCAACTTCATAGTCCAATACACCGAATAAATCTAACGCAATAAAGTCGAACTTAATTCCATTGTGTGCAATAACTTCTGTACAACCTTCAAACGCTTTCTGTACTTGCTCTTTAGTGATCGTGCTTCCTGTTGGACTGAATAATGATACTGTTTCATCCGTATCTACGTCACGGACAACGACACACCATAAACGAGCTTCATTGTTCATCTTGTATGGTAATGTTGAAAAATCTAGCATGTTTGCTAGTAAATTATTTGCTTCAATATCTACTACTAATCTTTTCATAGGTTAATCCGTAATTTCAACTTGGTAATTCATAAGAGCTTCATAAGCTCGGCAGTCTATCAAACCTTTCCACTTGTTTGCAATAAGTTTAATATTATCTTCTTTACTTACCTTATATTTATTAAAAGCTTCTTCTACCGTTTCAAACCTTCCGAGAAATTTAGGTTTGTTATTAATCCACAACCTAGCTCGAAATTTATCTCGCTCTTTGTCATACGCCACGCCAATAGGATACTCGCCTCGCAATGAATCGCTCTTCACGATAACATTGTTAATCTCCATTGGAATAAAAACGCACGTATCTTCACTGTAGATTTTATTACCTTTAATTAATAAATCTTTATCTAAAGCAAACTGGCGACCATTTTCATCAATCGCATTAAAACCGATTTGCTCGTTACACCATTCGTAGAAGAACTCATACATTTTAAAATTATCAGATACGGTGCAGCCGATGTAATTTGGTTTCTTCTTCAAATTACGCTCAGTATAACAACGTGCTAACATACTTCGCCAAAGCGCATGTTCTTTCACTTTAACTGATGGGTACACACCACTATTGTATCCAACCCCTGCTACCAGTTTTTCTCCACTTTTAAATCGACCGTTACTCAAATTATTTACTCCTTATGAAATGCAAAAACAGATAATGTATGGAATATACACTATCTGTCTCTGTGTTACAAGTTTATTTTAAAAATTACTACGTTGTTTTTCCATAAAGTCTTGCTTGTCATACAGTGTGTGGGAAGCGGTATCATAATACCAACTACCAACAAACCCTGTATACCCTGTCCATCGGCATTTCAAAATATCAACATCTGTTGTGTTTTTCTTCACTTCATCTGTCTCAGATTTATTACGCATAGCTACAATATTACATCCTCCTGATTTAATCAAGTTTGTAACGCCTGAGAAATCATCTTCTGTTAATTGTCGAACCATTACGTTACCCTCTTTATCAACCTGTGTCTTACCTTTAGTGACGTGACATACGTTGAATACAGATATACCATCTTTAATGACTTGTTTTAAAAACTTAATAAAATCAGTTTGATCTTCAAGATTACTACCTTCGAATAGATCATTGATTGGGTCGATCACTAGGAGTTTACAGGAATATTTCTTAATCAACTTGAGAATTTGCTTCTTAACAGCTTCTAAACTTCCTGAGCGTTCATCCAATAACACATAACGCTCCGCCCCATATTCGTCTTCACGTAACTCTTTACGTGCTGATTGTATGTGCGGTTGTTTGACAAAAGCTACAGCTTCTTTTGGGTCTTCGATTAAGTTAATTTTGTAACCAATATGACGAGATAATAAAGCTGTTTGGTATTGCCCTGCTGTTAATTCAAGACTAAGAATACCAATCTTAACTGGTGAATTAAAAATCCAATAATACACCATCTCGTTAATAATCGTTGTCTTACCGCCTCCTGTTACAGCACCAAGATTGACCATATAACCTAGAGGAATACCTCCTGCCATAGCTCGTTGTAAGCTGTGCATGAATGGTGGTAGTGGAATCTTAGGACGACCTAACTCTTCCTCAATCTCATCATCAGCTTGTTTAGAAGTCTTGACATCATCAGGGATTAAAGGTTTAGCATCGAAGTAATTAGAAATGAACTGTTTATGCTTACCTGCAACAAGCATTTCATTTGCGTCTTTCATAGATAAAGTCATAATCTTGATCTTATCGTCAGGAAGTTTAGTTACAGCTTCAGCAACAG